GTGAGCTTCCCCAGGAAGTTTAGGAGGAGAGGATCGTAGACGGAAGCCTCCGCTGTCGCCGCCACAACCGTGGCGAAGAGACGAAACTTCACGTAGTCCGCTAGCGACTGGACCTCCGCGACTCCGTAGTACTGGTTCGAGACGCCTGCCATCGCCCGGTATGATCCGGGCATGTAGCTCTTCACAACGTCTGTTATCGCACCCATCCTGGATACGTCCCTTCACTACGGTCGCTTCCATCCACGATCCTCTTCTCGTCACCTCTGGTTTGCCTGGATGACTTCACCCTGAGAAGCCTTCTCGGCCGCCTGTTCAGCGGCCTTGACAGCCTCAGCCTCCGTGACTCTCACGATCCCCGATACCTCGCCGTCCTTGACGGCCTTGAGCAGGTAGCTGGGAACATCCGTCTCGTCGACGTACTCACCCTCTGAAAGGATCTCCGTCTCGACGGCAGGGGCCTCCCCGGGAGTTTCCTCGCCGAGGAGCCTGTGGATCGTCACGTCCCTGTAAGCCAGTAGCTTCATCGTGTGTACCTCCTTCTTCTTTTTCTCTGCGCTTTCAGCCACCGCTAGGCAACCTTGGCGTAGATGAATGCCTCCGGGATCAGGACCCTTGGGATCCTAGCCGAAGCGTAGCGCAGGAAGTGAGTCTTGCTGATATGGTCCAGCATGACCTCTGCCTGCTCTCCAACGTTCGTGGTAGTCGAGTTGTAGCCCGAGCTCACCACTACTTCTCCGTTGAGGCAGTCCGCGATATTGTGACCGTCGATCATGTAGTCCGTCGTCACCAGCACGTACCCATCGGGCAGGTACTTGGTGAGCGATGGACGTCCGATTCCCGTCTGTCCAATCTCGCGATAACCGTTGTCATAGATCACTAGATCTACTCGCTGGCTGAACGTCTCGAATAGGTTGAGGATGTCCTGCTTCCTCGCCCTCTGGATCGTGTTCGAACCGGCTGCGTAGAAGTTGATGGCAGCTCTGACCTTCTGTGAGAGGATCAGGTAGTTGTACGTCGTCGAGTTCATGTGAACGTGCGACGCGTAGAACCCGCTGTCATCGGCTAGCTTCTGCGACAGTGCCTGGATGTCCGAGACCGGGTCTGCGTTTGTGGAGTCAGACCACAGCGTCGACATTGTCGGCGTGTGTCCTGACGGCAGCCCGTAGTTGATCACCAGCTGTGAACCGCCCTGCTGGGGAGGATACGTGAGAGTAAGCACTCCTGAGAATGCCTGCCATCTCATGTACTCCGTCAGCCGCTGGTTCCTCAGCCTGAGGATCCTGCCTCGGTCGATCAGAGAGGCGCCCGCGCTCTTCGCCCGGTTGTCGTCGGGAGAATTGAGCGATAGCCACTCTTCTTCTGGAATGCGCTCCATCTCGTCCAGCAGCGCCAGCTCGATCAGCTGCTCCGTCCATGTCACCGCTGGCTTGAAGAGCGGTGGCGTGGCGTCAGGAGCCCTGAGCTGGCCCTTCCCGAACGGCTTCAGTTCAGAAACACGAACCTTAGCCAGTCGAGCTGCGTGACTCTTGAGAGGAGCGATGGTGTCTCCCAGGAAAGTACCTGTGTCTTCGGCAGCACCCGGAGCCCTACCCGCAGGTGGGCGCTGGATGATGTCGGTCAGGAGGGCCTGGTCCCATACATCGAATACAGTGAAAGCCATCGTAGCTTCACCTCCTCTCGTCTACTGGAAGAGACATGTCTTTAGATCGTTCATTAGTGCTGATGCGTGTAGCGTGAAGCCTACGATGGCTTCTGTCGCGAATACGCAGTTGTGGAAGAACATCGGAGCGGCCTCGTTCCCTTCGGAAACATTGGCCACCATGTCGATGTTCTTGCCCAGGATCCCCTGGATCGTTCCTGCTCCGCCTCCGCTGTACTTGGTGTACAGCTTTCGTCCTGCTGGAGCCGGAGAAGCCGCTAGAGCCAGGATCGTCCCTGCCGGCACAACCGAACGCGTACCTCCGACTACCGGGAATGCTACAGCGTCAACGGCATCTAGCACCACCGACTTGATAGCATTCAATCCTGAAGGAAATCTCAGGATTTCGATCCCTGTAATCGACGCGGTCTGCTTGTAGTTAGCGGGCATCTATTTCACCTCCTCCGGCTCACTTGTCCTTGGGCACCTCGCCAAGCTCCTTCTGAGCCATGGCGATAGCGTCCTTTTCTGTCTTTGCGCCACCTTCGAGAATCAGCTGCGATGCGCGACCCCTCACTTCCAGGGATAGCTCTGCTGCTGTGTTCTCTTCCTTCGTGTCCTCCTTCGGCTTTTCCTCTGTCACATCCTCGTCCGTGACAGCGTCCTCGAGCTCCACCTTAGGTGAAACTGCCACCATCCGCTCTACGATCTCGGAGGCGGTGAGACCACGGCTCCTTCCCCCGTCCTGAGCGAGGTACACTACAATAGCGCCCTCGTCGGCCAGGAGAACACGCTCGGCTTCCCGCACTACGGCGGGAGCCCTCTTCTCTGCTTCCCACTTCTCGATCTTTGCTGCGATCGTCCTCTTCTTGGACTCAGCCTCGAGCTCGTCGTACCTCTCGAGACGGGCCTTAACCTCGTCCTCAGAGAGTCCTAGGTCAAGCAGAAAAGTGCTGCCCTCTTCTTCCGTGACAGCGGTGTCTTCCTTCTTGTCGGCCATCTTGTCACCTCCTCCGCGCTTAT